TGGGTAGCAGAAGATGACAGTCTTTACATCAGATCAACAAGTAATGCTTGGGTAAAAGTCCCAGTACTTGCAGATGTTGAAGAAGCAATAAATGAACTTCTAGGTGGTGCACCTGATGCCTACAACACTTTGAAGGAAATCGCAGACGCATTAGCGGCTACTGAAGGTGCTTTATATGCCCTTCCAACCCAGACAGGAAACGCTGGGAAATTCTTAACAACAGATGGAACGACAGATAGTTGGGCATCAATCCCACTTGATGACATAAAGATTTCATCAGTCATGAATGTTTATTAAAAGGAGATATTAAATGACAGTAACAAGTTCAGTTCTATACAGGGGTTCTGCATCTACGGATACAAATACAACCCTATTCACAGTGGGGTCAGGTAATAAAGCCGTCCTTACAAATATTGCGGTTAGCAATACAGCATCTACTGATGCAACATTTACCTTGAAGTTAGATAGCGTTGAAATCCTAAAGGATGTTTCAATTGCCAAGAATTCTATTGCAGTCTTTGATCTAAAGCAGGTTCTAGATGCGACCAAGATGTGTAGTGGTGGTGCTAGTGCTTCCACAGTTAAGTTCCATATTTCAGGGGTGGTGATTAACTAATGGCAGTTTCAATTTATCCAACACCATCCTTATCTACATCAAACACGCAATTCATAACCATTCCTGACGGAAATACACTAAGAAGCACCCAAATGTCTTTACAGGCTGGGGTGTATAACATTGTTGCTACAAACGCTTCTTACAACACCAAGATTCGTCTTTACAATGGTTCAACATTGGTTACAACTGTGACTACCACAGGACTAACACCAGTGGTACTTAATCTTGCTACACCTGTTACAAAGGTTTGGGCACACAGCCAAGTTGGTGCACCATCACTACAGGTTGGTTTTACTTTGACAGGTGTGACACTTGCAAATACACAGATAACAGGAACATTAGACACAATCACTTCATCTTCAAACTACACAGTTACGAATCAAACAGCGTACATAGTCGCAATTGGTGGCGGTGGTGGTGGAAACAGCACAGACAATTCAGGTTACGGCGGTGGCGGTGGCGGATCAGGTGCAGTTGTTGAACTTGGTCCAGTTCTTCTGAATGGAACATACGCAGTAACTATTGGTACTGGTGGTGCAGGTACATCACAGACAAATAACAACAGAAGCGTTTCAGGTGGAAGCACAATCTTTGGTTCATTGCTGACTGCAGGTGGTGGGTGCTTTGGTGGAAATGGTCCATATGGCGGTGATGGCGGTCCTTATGGTTCTGCTTCAGGTACATATGACTGGGCAGGTGGAAGTTATGGTGCTAAAGGTCAGAATGGTGGCGGAAGCAATAATCAAAATGCTTTCCCATCTGTTTATCCACCAGTGTCACAATGGACAGTTTCAGGAAGTGTTGCAGGTGGTAATGGTGGTGGCTTCAGTGGAACTGCCACTGCAGGATTAGGAACGAATATTGGAACAGGTGGTCATTCCGCATATGGCAACGCCACTGGTTTTGGTTGTGGTGGTGGTGGTTTCAAGTCAGGAACTGCCGTTGGAAGCGGAAATGGTTCTGCAGGCGTTGTTTATGTTCTTAAAGTTTCAACGGATCAATAAGGGGGAAAAATGAATTTTGCAGTAATAGAAAATGATGTTGTACAGAACTTAATAGTTGCTGATGCAAAGAAAATCGCAGAAGAAGTGTCTGGTCTTACTTGCGTAAAATATACAGAAGATGAATATCCACATATTGGTCTTGGCTATGTAGATGGGGTTTTTGAACAACCAGTGGCATCTGAAGAAGCAATTGAAGATGTACCAACAGATATTGAATAGTCTGATTCCGTTTGTTATGGGTGGGGCTGGATATAAGTTCATCAGCCTTGCCTATAACAACAAGTTCAGAACTAAGGGAATTGAAATGCAGATCATTGAAGAATTAAGGGCTGAAATAGGGGAACTTAGAAATAGGGTTGATTCCGTCCAGCATGAACTAGACACCTGCAAGCGTGATTTTTATGTCCTTATGGAGAAATACCTAGGTATTGTCAGGGACTAGACATACGATTGGGCTATGGGAAACATTCTTTCAAGACCAATCAGCAAGTTAGAACACGCAATTCATATTATTCTTCTGTTTGCCACTGGTGGTGGCTGGATTTTGTTCTATATTGCAAGAATCGTTATCTATAGGAACAAAAGCAAGGTGCAGGCTGGTACATCAAAGGAAAGAATCCTAAGCAAAGTGGATCAGATTAACGCCAAGCAAAAAGCACCATCAGGTTCTGCCACCTACAAGAAAAGAACATTTGCATCTGAAGAAGAAGCGGAAGATGATGATTGGTACGAATATTCAGAACCATTCACTTTTGAAATAGTTGGTGAATCGTACAAGCGTGACAAACTTCTATTTATTATTGAAAAGCACAATGCTTTCCAGACTGGTGAACTTGAATTAGAAGCAGTTCTGAAAATGGAATCTGATAATAAGTTTGATCCAACTGCAGTTGCGGTCTTCATTGAAGGCAAGCCTGTTGGTTATGTTCCTTCAGACCTGTCATTAGATGTGACTTCATATATGGACGATTTAAATGTAACTTCAATGAAATTAATGGCAAGAATTGGATGGGATACTTCAAATCCTGAACCTGCTATTGGTGTCAGATTAGATTTCAATTTCTGATATCTCCAGTTATGGGTAATAAGAATGGGCGTTTAGATCATTCGGTTGCAGAAGCCGTGATGCTGAAGGCGAACTTAAAACCTTTAGAACCTTACACAAGTGCACATGTAAATTGGAAATGTGAATGTTTAGTGTGCGGAAGTATTGTCACGCCCAAATATGCGACTGTCCAAAGCAAGGGTGCTGGTTGCAAGACATGTCGCTACAGAAAAATTCGGGAACATCATGTTTTGACATTGAAGGATGTTCAGGATGTTGTGGAAATGCGTGGCGGAGAAGTGCTTTCAACGGAATATATGAATGTTGATACATCAATGGATTTTGAATGTTCTAAGGGGCACAAGTTCACAAATAGGTTTTCGCACATCAAAAAGGGTCAATGGTGTCCAACTTGCAACAAGGGTTCAAAGTCAGAAGAAATCGCAAGAACAACTTTTGAACAGTTATTTAACTATCCGTTTCCAAAGGTACGCCCCAAATGGTTAAGAAATGACAGGGGCTATCAAATGGAAATTGATGGGTACTGCAAAGAACTAAAGATTGGTTTTGAATATCAAGGAATACAACATTTTTCCAAGCAAATATTTGGCGGAAATCTAGATCAGCGAATAACAGACGATAATCGTAAGGCTGAATTATGTAAGAACAATGATGTTAATTTGTTTATTTTGACACACGAAATGCCATATGAAGATTTCCCAATGGAAATAGCCAAACAGGCTTCTGCCTTTGGGTTACAGATGCCAAGTGGTTGGGAAGATATTCAAGTTAATATATTTGAAGCATATATCCGTGAAGATAGAATTGAAGAATTGCGTGAGATGCTAGGAAAGCGTTTGATTGAAGTACTTTCACCCAAATATTTGGGGTCACAGGAATATGTAGAACTTCGTTGTCTTAAATGTAGACATATTTGGAAAGCAAAAGGAAATGCATTTTTCAACAGCCGTAAAACGGCAGGCTGTGATAAGTGTGCAAGGCGTAGGGCAGGTTTACTGAACAAGTTATCTTTAAATGACTTGAAAGTGTTTGCTTTACAAAACGATGGTGAAGTCATAAGTACGGAATATGTAAAGCGAAATTATTGGTATGAATGGAAATGTAAAGAAGGACATATTTTTGAAGGAAATTTCAATAATATGGTTTTTAGAAAACAATTCTGCCCAATTTGTGAAGGTCGCATTGTCCGTAAACGAAAGGCTATCTAGACACTTTTAAGCCTAAAAGGAAGGACATTAGCCACCTTTTCAGTGGGGGTAGGTAAAGAAGGCACTGATGCTTCTAGATCAAGGGCATTAACCTGAACATAGACCTTCATAGTGGTTTCAATATTCTTATGCCTTAACTGCCGTCTAACTATTTCAGGATTGATTCCACGCTTAATCATATCTGTGGCGAACCAATGTCTAAGCATGTGGGGATTGATATGGATTCCCAATTTATTCTTACTTAAACCAACACATGCATGTGTCACAAGAATGGTCTTCATTCCTACCTGCCAATAATCTTCTTTTTTTATATTTCTGACTTCTTCAGCAAGCCAGTGGGGAAGTAGGACTTTGCCGTAGGTCTTAGGACTACCTACATGCTTTCCATCCTGACTAAATGCCCTATCCACATTCAGGTAGTCACCTTCCAATTGTTTTGGGGTAACAGCACAGGCTTCACCCACACGAAGACCCCCATACATGCATAGGTACAAAATTAAGCGGTACTTAGACCTTTCAATCTGACTATGAAGTTCTTCTTGGGTAGGCAAGTCATAGACCTTAGATATACCTGCCAATTTAGGTAACTTGCTGACATTGATTCCAGAATCAGCAAATAGCGATCTAAGCAGTGTGAAGTACATCTTCCGTACATTGTGGTTTGGATGGGCTTCAACCCTTTCCATAAGAAGCGGAAGGGATAGTTCAGACATATCCATATCCCAAAGCCCTAGGGACTTAATACCTTTGATATAGGACTGCCTTGTTGAATACTTTAAAGGCTTTTCTGCAATTGCATTTGTTACATATTCATTTACCAACATAATGTTCCTTTGCGACATGTTGGTAAGAAATCCGACTTAATGCGTATAGAAACTATTGGGTCTAATCGTTCGTAGTAGACGATAGTTCCACGATTAAGTTGTACGGAAACATCGTCCGATTTTCGGACAATAGTTATCCGTTATTACTTAGTTGTGGACGATACTGGGATCGAACCAGTGACCCCCACAATGTCAATGTGGGCAATTCACACTAAGTAATAATTTCTTACTTCGCCCACTAGTCTGACATAAATGGGGTCTAGTTCCAATAGCGACACACTTGGTAAAGATGTTCTAGATAGCGACAATAAGCGTAGATATGGGTCTATGCGTTCTATTGCTGTTCCTTATTCTTAGCGTTAATCATTGCTTCTGCAGTTGACCTTGTAAGTTCATCCCTAAGTTTCAGCATTTCTGCATATCTTGGATCAACAATCTTTCTTCTAAATAAAAAGACATAGATGGCTACAAAGGGCATCAGAATTGCGGCTGATAGAACCATGATGAAGAACCAAGGTCTGTATGAAAGTCCTGTTCTAACCCCACGCTTTGCCACGATGTGGCATGAACCAACAAGGCAGATTAGATAGACGATTGAACCCAAGGTATCCATGCCCTAAGTGTTGCCTAGGGAAGCCCATATTGACCCCTTTGGACACCCCCTGAAGACTGGTCACAGGTAAGGGTGGCTGGGAATCAACCTAGCCCCCTTGCCCCAAACCCTAAACCTGACCTTTAGGTTGTCAGTGGGCAATGCGATAATAGGGGTATGAAGCGAATAGTCCTGTCTGCCTGCCTGATCCTAGGAATGACTGTCCCAATGGCTACCCCTGCCCAAGCAATATTTGGGCTGTCTACCTGTGAGAAGGTCAAGAAGAAAGTTATTGGGTATGAAACCAAAATCAACGAAATGGCTATCTTCTGGAATGGTTATTTAGATCAGACAATTGGTTCTCCCTTGAAAAGCAGATTAATTAGGGAAGTAGATGAAGATTCACAATTCAGCGAAATGTTCAAACTTGCTTACAACAATCCAAAATGTTTTTCAAGAACACAAAATGAAGGAATAAAAAACATCCGTAGTAAAGGTTACGGAATGACAAATCTCGTTCAGTACACCCCTGAATTCGTATTAAAGAAAACCACGAAGTGTCAAGATATATTGCAAAAATTGTCACCATCACAAGAATGCATACATGCCGTTAAATACAAGATAAAGAAAGTTTATTCTTGGGCATCAATTTATAGTTACTGAATGTTTAAATAGTTTAATAATCATTCGCTACCTATGAAAAACATTCCTGTATAATAGATACAGAAGCGATTGTGGCTTCTGACATTAAAACTGTTTATCGCCATTTACAGTTTTCACTTCCTTGAAGTGCGTTCTGTTTTTGTTTCACCACTTTTGCAGGACGCACTTCTTTAGTGAAGACTATTGTGTAGATCACATGAATGTGCTATAATTGGAATATAAGGTTACAAAATGGCGAATTAAATGGCATCTATAGTCACCTACAGCCAAACCTATTTTTATTACGGCGTGTTATTTCTTGCACCTATGGGAATAACACATGATGGTGTTCTTGGACTTCTTGACCATAGCAGTTGAAAACAAAACAAGAACCATGCAGACGATAAGTTCACAGCATGGATAGCACTACATGGATGTGTCACCACGAAGTCATGTAGCAGGTGTCTTATTACAGTCTTAGGGCAGGTAATAAGTATTCACAGTGGGAAATGATCTACAACCAGTAGATAGGTTTCTGAATCATAGGTCTTGATTCAGGGAGATAAACCTACTTACCTGATCATTTTGGGATACAGGCTATGTCCTGTAATACCCAAAATAAAGTAAGTAGTTAAAACTTAATATGTAGTAAATGTATGTATGAAATATAAGTAATACATATATGTATAGAAATATACAAAGAACCTTCAAATCAAAAAGATGTGAAAGGAAAGATAAAAGATATGGAAATGGTAAAGATATATGGCACTAAACAAGAAAGGGTTCGTAAACCCTAAAAATCCTTATAGCGACTATGTTAAGGACAAAGCAAACCTAGTAAAGATCAATGCTGACAATGTGAAATACGGCAATGTCATCTTGGGATACAAGAAGTTCAATGACCAGCCTTGGCGATTTGGCAAGGAATTGGAAGAACTTAACGAATTAACAATCATTCAAATTGCAGGGGTAGGTAAGCACGAACTACCCACAGCCAAGGTTCATGAATACCTAATGCTGAATGATGCGAAATTACGCACAATGGATAGCACTGGATTTGGCTTTCCAACATCATCTTATGTAGTACCCATCAGGGACTTAGTTGAATACTGCACTGGTAGTCAGGACTTCACCAATGCCTAATTTCAATGATGGTGATTATGATGATGAATCAGGCTTGGTATCAATCAGGTGCGATTACTGCAATGGGTACACTGAAATGGAAATGCGGCATGGATTGGTCTATGGATCAAGATGCCGTCATTGTGGGGAAACACCATGACCAGTGACCAACTAATTAATTTAATGGCTTCAGAATGGCACAAAGAAGAATATTCAATGCCTGTCATCTATATGGATGAATATGAAGCACCAGCAAATGTACATATCCAATGCTTTCAATGCGATAAAGAAATGTTTGGATATATGAAGGGCAGTCTTAACATCATTGAACTTATGGTTTCGTGTTGTGATGAATGTTCAGATAGTTAAACACTTTCCTATCTGTGAATATATTGAAGATATAATTGGATAGTGATAGAAGAAATATATTGGTGTGAACCATGCGATCTGGTCAATTGCCCTAGTCACAGGGGGCAGTTGATTGGATGGGTGGAACACGCTAAACAAGGGGCAGATGAAAAGGCTTTACGACAGTAGGGAATACAGGAAGAACAGGGCAATAGTCCTTAAGCAGGCTAACTATGTCTGTTGCCTATGTGGTGGCACTGCAACTACTGCAGATCACATAGTTCCTAAGTCAATAGAAGGTTCATCCAACAAGATTGGAAACCTTCGTGCCATGTGCATCAGTTGCAATTCAAGTCGTGGGAATGATTTAAGAAAGAAACCACGAAGGATGACACGAATCAATAACAAATGGTTCTAGAAGTCCTATATGGGCTTTTTCTGCTGATTGCAGTTCACCTACGCCCACATGATGAAAAATTTTTCTGCAAGGAAAATGAGATTCATCCACCTATTGGAAAGAAGGATTTATGACACAAACAACAGGATTTGGTAAGGGAAGACCTTCCAAATTTGAACTAATTTCTACGGATAATCCGCTAAATGCATTTCTAGATTCTGAAAAGTCCCTAGATGAAGCGATTTTGGATGCAATTAATAGTGCTGATTGGCTAGGTGCTGAAGATGAAGGTTCTGCACTACTAGCAGTACACCTTGCAAGACAGTTAGTGCTTCAAGAACAGCGAACACATCAAATTGCCCCTGTCCTTATCTCCCTACTTGGGAATCTAGGACTTCTATATGGCACACGCCAGCAATCATCTTCTGATTCAGTAGATGACTTCCTTCAAGAATTAAGGTCAAATGAAGTGGCTTCCAACTAGGTATACAAAACCCCTAAGCGAAGACTTTCCAACTTCAGGCGATACTGTTATTGGGATTGCTGAAGCCTTCATAAGACTGCCTGAACGAAATAACGCCAAGTTAGTTCTTACTGAATGGCAGAAGTGGCTGATTAGGTCTGTTTTGGAGAGATATCCCAAAGACCATCCTGATCCTGAAAAGGCAGGAAGGCTTAGGTACAAGCAAGTAGTCATTTCCATTCCAAGAAAGAATGGCAAAAGCCTTCTAGGTTCACTATTCGCTTTGTATGGACTTATTGCACATGAATCAGGTGCTGAAGTCATATCTGTTGCATCATCTGCAGACCAAGCCAATATCGTTTATAGGAATGTTCTTAATCAGATTCTAAACAGCAAATACTTGAAGCCTAGGTTTAAGAAAGCCACTGAAGGCAGGGGTATTTACACATCTGATGGAACTGGTCGCTACATAGTCATGGGAAATCGTGCTACTTCAGCACAGGGAATGCACCCATCTATGGTCATCTTTGATGAACTTCATGTGGGTAAGGCAGATCTATGGACTGCAATGGCTTTAGGTAGTGCCACAAGACTTGATGGCATTGTTCTAGGCATTACAACGGCAGGGGATGACAATTCAGAACTTCTGAACAATCTTTATGCCAAAGGGGACATTGCCATGACTGGCAATCCTGACCTAGAACGATTTGGATTCTTTGTTTGGGAAGCACCTGAAGGATGTTCATTAGACGATAGGGAAGCAGTTGAAAAAGCCAACCCCAATCTTGTAGAAGGTCTGCTTCAGTGGACGAATGTGAAGACTGAACTGGCAACGATGCCTGAATCAGATGCAAGAAGATACAGACTTAACCAATTTGTCCCATCTTCAGATACTTGGATTCCAAATGGACTATGGCAGGAACTTGGGCATGGGGAAGTTGATAAAACTAAGCCTGTTTGTATCGCCGTAGACAGAACCATGTCTTGGGATCACGCATCAATCATTGTGGGTCAAAAGACAGAAGGTGGTTATGTCACTGAACTTATCGCTTCTATTTCTAGACCTGACAAGAAGAAGTTACTAGATGTGTGCCTTCAATTAGCATCTAGTCATCAGGCTGTATTTGCAATAGATGGCTATATAAATGCAGAACTAGCCTTTGATTTGAAACAGCGTGGGATCAATGTTCTACAAATGTCACTGAAAGACCATGTGCAAGCATCAAATATGGTCTTTGCGAACATCATAAACAAATCAATTAAACATTCACACGATTCATTAGTGACTAATCAAATTACGAATGGTGTTCGTAAGAATGTAGGTGATTCATGGCGAATCACTAGGAAAGACAGCATTACTGATATGGATGCGGCTATTGCAACTGTGATGTGTATTTGGGGTTCAGATCAAGAAGTGTTCGCCCAACCAATGGTGCATTAGTAGATCCGTCTTTAGATAAAAAGGGGCGTATAATAGGAGAAGGAATATGGGAATTTTTAACAATCTTTTAAATAGAAAAACAACAGTAACGGAAGAAAGAAGCGTTAATGCTTTTATACCTAGCCGTTCTGCAACAACAATCACAATGGATTCAGCCCTTACATTGGGTGCTGTATATCGCTGTGTAAATATCATTGCCACATCAGTTTCACAGTGTCCAGTACAGGTATTTAGAAATGAAGTGACACCCATTTCCATTCCGTCATTCATTTCACAGCCAACACTAGGAACAAGTCAGAGAAGTTTTCTTTTCAAGACTGCCACAGGTCTTGCGTTAGATGGTAATGCCTATTGGCTTATCACACGCAAGCCTGATGGTTCACCTATCAACATTGAAGTTCTTCCAGTTGGTCAGGTATTCGTTGAAACATTGGCTGATGGAAGCATTCGCTATGTCTATAACGGACAGACTTTAGATCCGTCCAATCTCCAGCACTTGAAACTATGTGACATTGCTGGAAGACCAACAGGACTTGGTGCAATTCAAGCGGCTAGGTTAGACATACAAAATGCGATAGATATTCGTAACTATGCAACTGAATTCTTTTCAGATGGTGCAGTTCCTTCAGGAATCCTTTCTACGGATCAACATCTGAATGGTGAACAAGCAGAATCACTAAGGGATAGATTTGTGGCTACACAGTCTAAGAACACCCCTGCAGTGCTTAGTAATGGACTTGAATATCAGCAATTAACACTTAGTCCAAGGGACTTACAGTGGCTGGAAGGCAGATCATTCTCAGTCCAAGATATGGCAAGAATCTTTGGTGTCCCAGCAAGTTTCTTACTTGCTTCAAGTGGTGACAGTCAGACTTATGCGAACTTAGAAACAGTAAATAGGGCTTTCGTGAACTTCACGCTTATGTCCTACTTTGGTGTAATTGAAGATGCATTTTCAAGTCTTTTACCTAGGGGAACATCAGCGAAGTTTTCGCTTGATGCCTTTTTGCGTGGGGACACACTGACACGCTACAACGCATACACCCAAGCCCTTAGTGCTGGATGGATGACTATTAATGAAATCAGGGCTTTGGAAGGTCTAGAAGAAATATCTGAACCTGTATCCAAACCTGTGGAGAATACAAACAATGCAGATGGAACACAGAGAATTTGAAGTTCGCCTAGCGAATGAAGAAAATCGTGAAGTAACAGGGATTGCCGTTCCCTATAACGAAGTAACAACAATTGGGCGAATGAAAGAACGCTTTAGCCCCAATTCAGTGGTGACAAGCAAATTGCCCAAGTTGTTCTATAACCATGATGAACCAATCGGCAGGGTTCTAAGTCTTGAAGAACAGGCAGATGGCTTACATGTCACTGCAAGGATTTCTGACACCAGATCAGGTCAAGATGCATGGCAATTAGTTAAAGATGGTGTTGTAAGAAGTTTTTCAGTCGGTTTCATACCTGTTGAACATTCCCTTGATGGTGATGTTGTAGTTAGAAGCAAGATTGATTTGAAAGAAATATCCCTAGTGGCATTACCTGCCTATGACGGGGCAGTAGTTACTGAATTCAGAAATGAACAGCCTACTGAAGACAAATTAGGAGAAACAGAAAATATGGAAACACAAAATACAGAAACTGTTGATCTCTCACCTGCTATTGAAGACATTGAACGCCGTCTTGCAGTTGTTGAATCAACAAAAATCCTTACACCTTCCTATTCAGTTCGTTCATATGGTGACTATGTAAAGGGCTTGGTAAATGGGGAAGAAAACGCAAAGATGGTTCATCGTTCACTTACAACAGTGTCTGATGTTTCAAGCATCGTTCGTGACCAGTGGATTAATGACATTCAGGGAATTGTTGAT